CCCCGCGAGGGGGGGGAGTGCACTAATGTGCTTTAACTGTCTTCCATGAGGTGAATCAAATGAAGGGTACCGAAACGGTCAATCTTGGCACACGCGCGCTTGTTTCACGAAGCAAGGCTTCGTGGACTTCGTACGGTGTCAAGTATAACCAGGATGGTCCCAGCTATGATTCCACAGTTAATTTGGGGCAGTATATACGATCGGGGTCTGACACCCCTGGTTGGAAAGCCATTGTAGAGAGGGGAGGTATCCTCCCTTGCAATAACTATTCACTCACCAGAAACTTTGTCAAAACCCAATTGTCACTTGGCTCTGCGTTCCTTTCGGGGAGCCAGACTAACGACAAATTGATTCGGCAGGGCTACATTGGGTGGATCAGTAACTTTGCAGCTTCTGATGTCCAATACATCCGAGCTAAATCTCTACCTACGTCTGGTTATCAGCGTGCCTATAACGACGCCTATATGAAGTTCCAGAAAGCCTATGATGGCGAAATGGAGTCATTGGCCGAGTTTATGGCAGAAGCAAACCAGGCGATTGCACAACTCAGTGACATCGCGAAAAGCATCGAGGCCATTTTCCGGCGTTTCTGCTATAACATCCTTGCCTCTTATAAAGCCATCCAAAAGTTGGCTAAGAGAAACGGGTGGAAAAGGCGGCGGCGCAATCGGGCCATGCACCTTGAACTGGTCGCGAAATGGTTTGAACTTCACTTTGGGTTAATACCCTTAATGAACGACGTGAAGTCCATCGCAGAAGCCCTTGCGGAAATCTACGGTGAACCTCATGCTCGTCATAAAGTGAAAGGAAGCGGGAAGAATATCTCGACGGCGTTACCCGAGGCGTACAGCAGCAACAAGATGTGTGCTGCCAGCGTTGGGTTTACTATTCGTGGGACTAAACAATTTGTGTCCCATGAAATCGTCAAGATTACTGCTCTCCTGCAGCCATCCGAAATGTACTATGATCCGCTCTTAGTGACCGGCCTTGGCTGGCACTCCATACCCGTTGGGGTATGGGAGTGGATGCCGTACAGTTGGATTGCTGACTATGTGTCAAATATTGGGGACCTTGTCCAGGCTTATACGCATGGGCAGATGAACGTATGTTCTCCTTCTGAGATCTATATACAGGAGTCGAACGTGCGCTGTCTGCTTAAAGCCGATAGGACTAGTTACAACGTGCCCGGGATAACCGTGGCAGGTGATGCGTCGATCGCTGAACAGTACTTCAAGTTTCAACGATATGCATGGTCCGGTAGTTTGCCTGCGTTGGTATTTGACAACCCACTTGGGTTGTCAGCCATTCGCGACATACACCTGATCATGCTTGCTATCGGGAAGCTTGGAAGAGAGACCGTTACCGAGATGCGAATCATCGGTAACGGTTAGTAAGCGATCGTAAGATTGCCGACCCCACGTAATTCGTGGTAAAGCCCAATTCAAATAGGGCCCAGTCGGCGTTTAACTTCAACATCAACATGCTTAAATGCAAGGATCAAAGGAGCCAGTATGGCACTCAATCCCTCATCTCCAGTTACTGGGGCAGCTGTGACGGGTCTAACCAGCCCGACATACACTTTCGTCGAAGACACGGCATCCGACAATAATAGTCGGAAATTCGTCGTGACTGCGGTGGGAGGAACGCAAACCGGCGTGGAAGTCCACAGCGTGGGCTCACCATTCTACGGTATTGTGAAGCGTCCTGCGAATTACAAGCCACTTGGTCGGGCGAACCCCACCACTGGTATTGTCTCGCAGATCCCCAAGAATAGTCACATGTTCCGCACGTTCAAAGGTGCAACCGTTGTGGCCAACCCCGCTCAGGAGTCGGTCATTGACGTTATCACCTATATGAATGTGCCTGCGGGCATCGACTTGTCTGACACCGAGGAGCTTCTTGCCGCGTTGTCGTTTCACTTTGGCTTTGGTTTTGCCAATGCGAGCGGCTTCCGCGACCTGATTCTCACCGGTACCATCAAGTAATGCTCGTCTGCGACTAGCTGGAACTTGTCCGTAAACACCGATAACACCCCTAACGGGGAAGGTAGCTACACTATGACAGGTAAACCCCTCTTTATAGTTCTAGAGGAGCACCTATATGCAGAGCTCAACAAACTCATGGATGTCGAAATTGCTGAAAGCGATTTTGATAATCCTAGTGTTCGAGCACTTTGCCAGCTTCGAAGTACTTTCGCGAAGAAATTCGTCGGAAGTGCTACAGTTGCTGGACAAGCTGTCAGCTCAGATGACAGACGCGCATCCGCTCTAGCCACGTGGCTTGAGTGTAACGCGCTCTGTCGCGACATGAATCTGAACTTTCCCGAATTCAAAACTCGGGAAGGTCAGCCCATGTCATCTCTGACGTTGGATGTCCTCCAACGGGCCCAGAAATGGCTCACTGACGTGCTCGGTGCACTGGACGCACGCCTCGCTAATCCAGGTGAGGTTGCGTGTCTCGGAGAAATCGGCCCCGGTTCTGCCATCGGATCTAAACACAATGATCTGTTGGCTAAGTTATTTGAAAACCGGATAATCGCGCCGACCGAGACGGCTCTGTACTTATGGCATGTGTTGACTGGGTCTGACAAGACTCTGCAAGACGCAGATAGGCTTAACTCTCATGAGTACGGCCCGCCAGTCGCCATAAAGGGTGCAGCAAAATGGGCCTCTGCCCCGAAAGATTGTGTAACGGACAGACCTACCGTAACACCTACCACTCTGGGTTCATTCTTAACCAGATCGCTCGGTATTGCCTTGGAAGGCGAGCTCGATCGACTTGGATTTAGTGTGGATACCCAGCCGGATCGGCAACGGGAGCTAGCACGCCTTGGGTCTCTGGATGAGACTGTAGGGCAGTGGTGGCGACCCGCAACCGTCGATTCGACGAGTGCAAGTGATACACAGTATATGGCTCTTCACTCTTACCTTTTATTGGGTTGCCCCAACATTTGGCGCGCGATCTGCGCGACTAGGGAAGGAGTGATATCCATTCCTGTCTCCGTCTTAGGACGTGTGGTTGCGTTGTCTGATTGTGGCTTGACGCCGTTGGCCCTACACGGGCTTCATGTCGTTGATGACCACTTGATTGACAACGAGGATCCACATGTGAAAGTCCATATGACGGGGGGTATGGGGTGCGGCTTCACTTTTCCGCTCCAAACGTTTACGTACCTCGCGCTTGCCATCGGTTTGATGGACATCCGCGAAGTGCCTGTTCATGCGTACCCTTGCGGGTTTCGTATGCGCATGCTTGGAGTGTTTGGTGATGATGTAGCACTTCCTGAGGTAGTTGCTGCTGAATACGTAGGCATCCTGAAGGAACTTGGGATGCTTCCGAACGAAGCAAAGACATACCTATCTGGGCCGTTCAAAGAGAGTTGCGGGACTGACTGGTTCCGCGGCCTTGACATACGCGGAGTGTACTGCAAGCAGTTAAACTCCGATGCCGACAAGGTTTCTCTCTTTAACCGACTAGTGGATTGGAGTACGACTTGGGACATGCCTATCCATGGCACGCTCAAAGCCTTACTTGATGCGATCCCTGAGAGCCACCGCAATGCGGTGCCTTTATGGGAGGACGTCTGTGCAGGCATTCGTACCCCGAAGGAGAACGTCATTGTGCCAGAGTACACCTTTGGCCAGCGGCTTCGACTTAATATTCCACTGGGTGGTGTAGCCTATCGTCCGTACCGCCCTGAGACTCGCCACCGCAACATCGCTGAAGCGGATGGTGAATATCAGGTCGAATACATGGGCTACGATACTGATCATGTGATCAACGATAAATGCTCGTTCGTCAACATTTCCCCTTGCGGGATTTATGAAACGTTGCGAGCAGGTCCGTTCCTACAGAAAGGGCTTGTCAAGCCCAAGTATTTTCTGACTAGGAAGCCGGACGCTATAACGTTGGCATATGTATCAGGGGCGATTCGGGGCGACCGCGCGCCCATCAGAATGATGAATGCGCGGTATCTGCCGGGAGATTGGGCGACGATCCAGGATTGGAACGTCGAACCTGCTTTAGTCAAGCAGGGATCTGGTGGAATATGGATACACACCAACCCATCTCAAGAAAACCGGCAGCGTGGTTGCCAGTCAATCACGTGGAGCGTACGCCGACGGCGCATCTTTCGGTTATTAAGTGAATTGTGCCCAAAAGGCTTTCACCCAAGTACCTAGATGCGATTCGGAGCGGCAGCTTGGACCCCCTGAGGTGGGGGCCTAGCTTTAACGCTATGTGAAAGGACC